ATGAAAATAAGCAGACCATAATTCGGCAATACGACTATGTTGAGTGTAAGGGTGTCCGTACTGTGAACCCCTTGCGTGTATAAGCTCTGTTGCATCTGCAAATAGCTGCTCAGTTGTTGTCGGCATAATAACCATCGGGATCAAATTGTCTTGCATCTTTTACAGCTTGCTTATTATCTGACATCCTTCGATGCATATCCCAGCCGTCTTTACGGCCTCGCCAGTAATGAATAGTTTTGACGTTTTCGATATATGTGCCAATAGCCCAGGTAAGTAATAACCCTACGACTACTCCCCACATCATTAAATACCCAAAGTCTTTTAGCTCTGTGTACATGTAGCCCTACTTTCTATGCTCACGCTTTGTGGCATGGAAATAGTGTGACACCTGTGTACGACTTTGTGGATGATTTAGAGCCTATATTTGATAACGATTTGGTAACGTTATTTGTAGAGTTTGCCCTCAAATATAAAGCTGCCATCTAAATTTATAGGCACTGTAATTACCTGGACTTTACGCTCGTGCACATAAGCCACAGCAAAGCCTTGCTGCCAGTTAGCATAGCCCCTTGTGTATGCCATGCCTGAACTACTCAAATCTACTAAATTGCCAACTTCAACGCCCCACACAGTACGCCCTAATTGGCCTCTAGATGCCTCTGTAAAGGCCGACTGGCCTAATCTATGGGTATGCCCACACACCACGCTCTTACCAAGCCTTCTAGCCCCATTTAAGGCCGTTTGTCCAGGTACTTGGCTAAGAGGGAAAGAGTCACCATGAACGGCTGTCCAACCTGGTGCCCAATCGAGCCCATAGGGGTGGAATTTAATTTGGAGCTTGTCATATCCCATAAAACGCTCATACTGCATTTCGGGTAGGTTGAGAAATGATGGCAGTCTTTTTTTAATTGATCGGTAAAGTCTGATTCCATGGTTACTCCCAAGTACATCTGTTACCCCTAGGTAACTTAATACTTCTTGTGTTTGTTTTCTATCGTCATTTATGTTGCCCACCATCTCATCGATAGTGCCTGCATTAAAACCACCTAGCTGTGGTAGATCAATCTCATCACCGATGCAGATAGTTCTATGAGGCCGCCACTTGGCTAAAAAACGGCCTACTGATTTGACACTTGCTTCATTAAAAAAAGGTACTTGCAGATCTGACACGAACGCAATTTTGCGCAATTAGTCCTCGTCTTCGTAGGGGTCATGGTCTGGATTAACTGGATCAAAGTCTGGGCTAGATGGTGTTAGCCAGTCTGGGAATACGTTTCTATCGCACATCCCTAAAGCTTGATCTACTGGAAATCCTGCACGTCTTAGGCTTAAATAAAACTCACGCAACGAGATGGCATAGGTGTCTAACTTGGTATTAATCTGCTCATGGGTGTATTTACCCTTGCGCTTATTAATCTTCTTACGCTTACGTGCGGTTGCCATATTGCTATTGTCGCTTATTCATGATAAGGAATAGATCATCGACACGCTGTTCTAATCTAGTTAGTTGATCCTTCATACTAGATCCACCATTAGGTCTTAGTTCGTTTAACCAGCCTTTAACTAAAAAACGTAATCCGAGCAGCACGCTTGTTAGCACTGCGCAACCGCCAGCTAAAAAGCCAGCCCATTGTTCTGGACTCATTTTTCATTAGTACCGATAACATCGGATTTGTCTAAAGCCCTAACTGCTGGACCAGCGAAAGCTGCAACTATTACAGCTAGTGCTGGATCTAAACCTAATTCATTACTTGCTAAAAATGTTAAGAAAGATACTAATACCCCACGTGCATAGGATTTTAGTATGGCTTTTTGCTTCTTGCTTATTTTCATATTTTGCCCCCTAGTAGTGGTATATCAAACTCTCTGCCGTCTTTGTCGCCTGCTTTAGTAAAGCTACAATGTATATGTGACCGATGTGGGTTTATGCCTTTGTACTTACGCCATTTCCAATTTAGAATCTTTGAACATATCCGCCCGTTATAGATGACGTATGATATGCGTGGATCCGATTTGGCTGCGATTCTGATTTGGTCAGCCAGATAAGGTGCGAGGCTGTCGGATGACTGTAACCGAGCATTAATATCAATTGCTCTGACGACCCCAGACTTGTCTGGATTATGATCCGATTTTCTGGCGGAGTGACGACTATCGCCCAGCCATCCTTCTGGACTGGCAGTACTGCGATCTGGAAACCAAGTATCAATCTGATCCCTTAACTGCACACCAGCTGCACATAACCAGGGTTTCATTAACTTAGTAGTAGCTGTGCTTCTTCGGCTGTTATGCCTAGGCGATCTAATAACTCTGCTTTAGCCTCAGCCTTAGCAGCCTTGTCAGCTTCTTCTTGGGCTTTCTGCTCTGCATACTCTGCAGCCATAGCCTCACGCTCTGCAATCTCTACCTCGGTTAATGCAATCTCTTGCACCTCACCAGTTGAGCAATCTACGATTATTTTATTTGTCATTTTTTCTCCTTATGCGTTAGATATTCCATATAGATAAGCGGTTGAGTATTGAACAAAGTTACCATTTGCAGGATTCAAAGTAACTGTTGTAATGGCTGAACTACTAGACCATAAACCAGCCGCAATACTTAATAATACAGTTGTAGCGTTATTTTCAGTAACAGAATCTACTGAAACAGATTTATTATTACTTCCAGCATAATTAGGAATATAGTATTCAACATTACTAAAAGTGCTGGCTGTCGCACTTGCCCCTGGCACAAACGCAAAATATCTCGTACTGCCTGAGGTGCTAGAGGCTGCTGCACCTGTACCATACAAAATTTTCCAACTTAAATTAGCAGTTGAACTGTTAAAATAAATTCCTAAATCATCATAAATACTACCTGATGCAGTACTTCTTCCACATACTTTTACTAATAAATCAGTATATGTAGCAGGTATGCCAGTAAATTCCATACTAGCCGCACCGCCTGAGCCTACTGTTACAGATGAAATTAAAGTATATGTAGTTGCCATTATTCCGCCTTAATTCCGTAAAGGGTGAAAGTTGAGCCTGATAGTAAGTTATTGCTAGCAGGTAAAATAGTAATAGAAGTAATAGCAGAAGTACTGCGCCATAATCCAACAAATGCATCAACTCCAGGATAAGTACCTGTCGCTAAATTAGACCTTAGTAGTGCGGTTTTGTAAGTGGTAGTGTTTGAATAATTTTGTATATTAATAATAGCATTGCTATATATATTTGTACCATCACCACCAATAGCACGATTAATATCCATAAATGTGGCATTGCTTCGTCTTTGAGAACCAGCACTTGAACCAGTTCCATACAACTCCGTATTAGAATAATTACTACCTGTATCAGAATTAAATCTTAAAAAACTGTTATCACCACTAGTAGATTCGCCCCAATTAATTACTAAAACTAAATCAGTATAAGAACCACTAATAGTGCTAAAGGTAACAGATGCCTGAGCACTACCTAAAGTAGTTGTCGCTATTTTTTCATAGGTTGATGACATTATGCACCTTTAATTCCATATAGGGCGAAGTGAGAATACTGTATAAAATTATGTGCGCCATCTACTGTTAAATCAATACTAGTTACGGCAACAGGCGTTGCATACCAAAGAGCAGAGGATAAAGAAATAAATCCAGCACCATTATTATCTGTACCTGCCAATGATCGGATAGTTTTATTTTTATTAGTGTTGGCATAATCTAAAATATCTGCAACTACTACACCAAATTGGCTAGTGTAACCACTTGAAGGTACGCAGTTAATACCTAGTAATCCTTGTGTAGTGCTTGAAGCAGCTAATGCAACTACACTTGCACCATCTCCATATAGTTGATGGTGAGCATAAGTAGTGCTACTTCCGTTTAGTTTTATTATTAAATCATTTCTAGCAGAACCAGCCCTAGCACTTTTGGCAATACCTCTAATTTGTAAATGAGTATAGGTAGCAGGTATTGAAGTAAAACTAACAGTTGCGCTTCCACCTGAGCCAACAGTTACAGTAGCAATAGATTCGTAACTATTTGTGGAAGCCGCCACACCGCTAGAAAAACTGCCAAGGATTGTATTAAGCAATTCCGCCTACCACATACCAAGCATTAGCAGCTGTTTTAATACAGACCGCAGTTTTATATTGGGCTAGAGTTGGTGATGCAGGTACTGCACCGCTACTTAATACAGTTGTAGTACCGCTAGTTACTGCGCTAATTGTGCAAAGACCTACACCGATATTAAGTACTGTAATCGCTGTACCTATTGCAAAGTTATATGTAGCATCTGTAGGTAACTTAAAAGCAATAGCTGTAGCCTTATTCATTTGTACTAATTGTTGGTACTCATCACCACTAGCAGCTGTATAATCAGCAGTCTTAGCAGTCTGTACTTCAAAGGCAGGTAGTCCATTCCACATAGCGGAAGTTACTACATCACCTGTTGCGCCTGGCCATGTTGCCATTTTTTCTCCTTAGTAAGATAATACGTTCTGATCTAGTACTCCATAATTAGCGTTACCAATTATGAACCCATCGATCACTGGCTCTAGTGTAGTGAATACCACTCGGAAACTGCCTGGAGTGATAAAGTTTCGTACACCAAATATCTGTAATGTTTTCTCTAATACAGAACCACCTGGCTGGGTAGTCTTGACTGTAATAGGGTCGAAAAACTCTAATTCTAGTGCGGCTATTATACCTGAGTTGTAGTTAGGGGTATAAAGATCAAGCTCTATAGCATCGCATCGGATAGAGGTTTCAGCCCTACTTGCCACATAAGCCCTGGCGTAATCATCGGCTACCGCATCTGTCTGCATAAGTAGGCCATCTAAGAAGTAACTGTGTAGAAAGTACTTATCGATAGAGGCCTGGTTAGTGGCTACCTGGGCAGTACCGCCTGATCTAGTGATAGTGGCCTTATTGAAGATTAGAGTATCGTTTAAGATCCAAGCCACATTCTTATATTCAATACCTGATCCATCATCTGCAAAGACTGTAGGGGTAGCAGCGATAGATCCCACAGTTACTGACCTATCTTGGAATACAAACTCACCATCGGCATCTACATAAAATGCGCCATACTCTGATTGTGTAACAGTCTGTAATGCAGCTAAGGCTGTGCGAGCTGTGCCAGGATCTGCCTGCATAGTGGTTAGGCCTGCATCAATATCACGCATAGATTGTGGCCAGTCAATTTCGTCCAATATCTTATTTATACGTGTGCCAGATAATTGTCCAGAGCCAGAATCTGTAACAGTGCTTATCTGGGCATTGTAGGCAAGTCTAAAGGCATCTACAGCCTGAATAGTTGTATAGGTTACATCTTCTGATTCTTTAGGATAAGTAGTTACATAGCTTGTAATAAAGCCTGAAAATATCGGATAGGTAATAGAATTA